GACAGGATCTGGATGAGCGGATACATTCCGCTGCCGCCGCAGCCAATGAAATGGATCTTCTTCACATTATCCAGCAGGTGCTGGGTGTAATCGGTGTACATGAACATAGAAAGCATCCTCCAATAATATAAACGGCTGCCGGGCAGACCGTATCCATTCTAGTGACACCTATTATTATATAATTTTTGGCGCACAAAATAAACACTTCGGAGCGAATTTTCGGAAAGAACTATAAAATCATACGCACTTTTGTGCTATCTGTATAGAATCTGCGGGCCAAGGCTGGCTATTTTGACGCTTCACAAAAGATTTACAATTACTCAGGATAAATAGCTAACGATCCTGAGATTTTTGTGATATAGTTATAGAGGAAATTTTGCTGTGGCAGCGCCTGCATCGACGTCGGCTGTGCCCGGCACGAAAAGAGGAGACACTTTTTTGAAGATCAAAATCACGGCCGACAGCACCTGCGACCTCTCCGAAGCGCTGCTGCGGCAATGGGACATCTCTCTCATGCCCATGCACATCCTGATGGGCGGCGAGAGCTATCTGGACGGCATCACCGTCCGCCCCGCTGACGTCTTTGCCCATGTGGAGGCCGGCGGCCAGACCCCGAAATCCGCCGCCGCAAATCCGGTGGAGTACATCGACTTCTTCGGGCCGTTCGCCAAAGAGTACGACGCTGTCATCCACATCTCGGTCAGCGCCAAGCTTTCGTCCTGCTATCAGAACGCCTGCCTTGCCGCGCAGGAATACGACAACGTCTCGGTCATCGACAGCGAGAACATGAAGGGCAGTGTCTATGTCTCTACCGAGGTATGCGCCAGCTACAGCATGAAGGCAGACCCCGACCGCAACACGACCGCTGAACTGGTTGCAGGCCACTACTCTTTCTATCAGTTCTGCACGCCGTTCCCGCCTTTTAAGCAGATCAACAACACCATGGAGTATGAGGCGGGCGCACTGACCTCGGCTCTGTCTCTGTAAGCAGGAGGAATGACCTATGGCTCTGAATATTTCCAGCGACCTGGTTCCCCAGGTCATCAATGACTACAATGCGTACACGGAAGATGACCTGCTCATTGGTCTGGCGGATGAAATCACCCTGCCCAAGATCAAGAACAAGACCACCTCCGTGTCCGGCATGGGCATTGCGGGCGAAGTCGATTCTCCCGTGCCCGGTCAGTTTGAATCCATGGAGGCAACGCTGAACTGGAACACCATGTACAGCTACGCCACCAAGATGATGAACCCCAACAAGAACATCCAGATTACCCTGCGTGCTGCTATGCAGAACGACAACAAGAACGGCGGCTACACCTACAAGGGCCTGCGCGTCGTCCTGGGTGGTCGTCCCAAGGAGCTGGATCCCGGCAAGCTGAAGCGCGCCGACACCATGGGCAGCACCACTACGCTGGAAGTCACCCGTTACTTGATGGAGGTTGACGGCACTACCGTTATCGACATCGACAAGTTTGCAGGCCGCTACTATGTTGATGGCGAGGATATGCGTGCCGAGATCAACGCTCTTATCTAAACCCGATACATGAAGAAGTCAGCCGTCCCGGCGTGGGGCGGCTGATTGTCTTTTGGAAAGGAAACAGCAATGGACAATATCGTGAAGTTCGATAAACCTTATAAGTTCGAGGGCAAGGAGTACGACAGCCTGGATCTGTCCGGTATGGAGAAGATGACCGTGCAGGACTTGATTGACATTCAGAAAAGCATCGGCAACGAGACGGCGGCCATGTACGCGATGGAAATGACCACTTCCTTTGCACAGGAAATGGCTGTTAAGGCTACTGGAAAGCCGGTGGAGTTCTTCAAGCTCATGCCCCGCGGCAAGATCAAGAAAGTGCAGGCGGCGGGTATCAAGGGCATGGATAACAGCGAGAACGCCGATGAAGTGAAAAAGCAGCTGGAATCTCACACCCTGAAGTTTGCAGCGCCATACACCTACGAGGGCAGCGAAAAGGCGGAACTGAAGGGCAAGACCTTTGACGGCATCGACCTGTCCGGCGTGGGCGAACTGAACACTATGAGCGAATCCATGGCAGAAAACCGTATGGCTGCGGGCGGATTTGCACCGGTGAATACGCATCGCAACTACCTGTACTGCTGCATCATCGCCAGCATGGGCACCGGCTACCCGGTGGACTTCTTTGCTGGTCTGCCGCTGTGCGAGGCGGTTAAGCTGCGTGATGCTGTAAACTCTGATTTTTTCGAGTAAAAGGCGGGGCAAAAGGACTTCGGAAAGCGGCTATCCAGCTATCCATTGCCACGCATTCCAACATGACGGATCTGCTGCACCTGCCCCGGCGGGAGCTGGTGGATCTGTGTAACGAGGTGGCAGACGTATGGCGGGAAATGGAGCACTAGACCTCAGCATCCGCATCATGGGCAAGGTGGACCCGTCCCTTGTAACTGCAATAAAGCAGACGAAGGGGCTGACCGGTGATCTGGCAAACGCATTGACGGGAACCAAGTCACTGGGCAGCACGGTAGCAAACACTCTGGGCGTAATCGGGAAAACCGGACTGGGAATCATGGCGACGCTGACAACTGCGTCCGCTGTCATGATTAAAAAGACAACCTCCATGGCAGAGGAATACCAAGCCCAGGCGGCAGATGCAGTCAAGTATGTTGGCGGCATCATGAACGATGACGGCAGCATTGACCCGGAAAAGCGTGCCACCATGGAGGACGCGATCCTCAAGATGACCACGCAGGTCCCAATCAAACGGGACGAGATGGCGCAGATCGCCGCATCGCTGGGACAGTCCGGTAAGAGCTATGAGCAAATCTTTCTGGATAACCAGCAGACCGGAGAAAAAAGCTACCTGTACGATACGGCCCGGCTAGCTGCCGCGTGGGACATTGATGCAAAGTCTGCGGCCGATTATATGGCAAAGTGGGAAACCGCTTTTGGTAAGACCCACAACCAGATTATCGACATTGCAGATTCCATCAACTATCTGGGCGGCCACATGGCTACCACGGCGGCGGAAATCGCCAGCGTGGTGAATACGTCCGGCGGTGTCGGCCAGACAGCCGGCGTTGACCTGCACACGACCTCTGCGCTGGCAGCCACCATGCTGGCTATGGGCGTTAATGAGGGAAAGGCTGGAACAAGCCTGAACCGTGTGTTTACAAACATCACCCTTGGCAACAGTGCAACGGATGCGCAGGTGGGCGCATGGAACAGACTCGGTTTTGATCCTGTGCAGATTGCAAAGGATATGCAGTCCACCGGGCCGAACGGAGAAGATGGTGCAGCAAGCACTCTGTACAAAGTCTTTGAGGCAATCTCGAAACAGGACAAGTACCAGCAGACTGCGACCATCAAGACACTGTTTGGACAGTGGGCCATTGAGGGCGTTTCAAAAATTGTGGGCAACTTGCCTGCGTTCCAGAATGCCTTGCTTATGGCTGGTGATACCAGCGCATACAGCGGCAGCATGGAGAAAGAATTGCTTGTTCGTCTGGACACCAGCAAAGCGGTAAGCCAGATGGCAAGTAATGCGACAGACCGCCTGCTTATCAATGTGGGCAATCAGTTCCTTCCAGCAAAGAAAGAACTGACATCCATGTGGATTGACATAGCAAACGGTATCACCGAGAGCTTGCCAGATCTGTCCAACATCGTCAATGGCATTCTGCCGATGTTGCACTCCGCGCTGCTTGGAATTGGCAATGCGGCGCAGGCGGCATTGCCGTGGATCCAGAAGGGCATCGACTACACTGCAGAGCATGGGCCGGAAGTGGCAGGGGCCATTGCTGCCATAGTCGCGGCGTTCGGAGCTATGAGCTTTGCACCGACGGCTTATAGCACAGGATCCTCGCTGCTGAACACCATCGGGAACATTGCAATCGGCGGAAAACCGAGCGGTGCCCCAGGCGGAACATTCGGAGGCATCACTGTCCGAAATCTGATGGGAGCACTGACACCCACAAGCCTGATCCAACGGGCAGTTGGTGGCGCAGTACCGGGTACCCCAGCACCGGGCGTACACCATGGCGTTCAGGCCTTCCGTAGTATGCACGGTGGCATTGACGGGGCATACGGATTCGCATGGGGCCTTGCCGCACTGCTGGCAGGCCACGGGGATGGAGGTGAGCGTCCCTTCCTCCGTGAAGTACCTGTCGATGCGTATCCAGTCCAGGGCGCGGCCCCTGGCCATCTGGTCACGCCCCACCACGGGAATGTTATTTTCCGCGCGGCATGCAATCATGCAGGCGTTGCAGCCGATGCAACGGGACGTGTCAATGGCCATTTTCCACTGGTAAACGGCATCCGCGCCGGGAGGGGGAGGCGGGACGCGGGACGGACCGGGATGCAGGGAGAACGGGGCAGGCTGCACAACGGGGCTCTGAATGGCTTCCGTCCGCTCCCGGAGGGCAGACAAGGCAATCTGTTCCGGGGCAATGCCGTATGTTTCCGTTTTTTCCACCTGTCTGCGGAGTTCATATCCGCCGGAATTTTCCTGCCTTTCCGCTACGTGGTTGATGCCGCCATAACCCAGAGGAAGAATAATGAGATTATCCGCCACTCCCGGAATGGGGCACAGGATGACTTCCATTTGCGTGGAGGGGGCGGTAAGCGTGCAGTGCATGGGCCCGGAATCCGACCCTCCCAGCCGCAGAAAGGTGGCGGGGGAAACCTGTGCGGACGCCGCCCAGCTGACGCCTGTTATTGGGTCCGGGCATTCCTGCATCCATGCATTGCGTTTCCAGCGCCCGTCCCCAATGGAATAGTCCGGGCAGAATTGCAGTTCCAGCATCCCGTTTTCCTGTTTTTCCCCGCTGCCGCTGAAAGATGCTGCGGGCGTTTGCCTCATGGCGGGTTTCACAGGCC